GAGACGGCCTAAACGGACGGGCCGGGACCTTTGAACGGGTCCCGGCCCTTTGAAAGGAGAAGACAAATGCTGAGATACGAAATTCTCGTCGCCCTCACGCAACTTCTGTTCGTGGACTACGACGACGCGCTCGGCGTCGACATGGACCAGTCGCCCGCGGATTTGGGGACGTTCATCGTTCCGTTCAAGTGCGAGGTCTTCCTCGCCGGAGCGGTCGTTACCGAGGTCTGCTGCGGGGCGGATACCACCCCGATCGTCGACTTCGACCTGCGGCCCACCGCGGGCTCCGATTCGGACCGCGGCGCCGCGGACATCGGCCACCTGATCCTCGGGACATCCGCGGCCGGGGCGGTCATGTACGACGAAGCGGCCAAGGGGACGGTTCTGGAGCCCGGGATGGAGGTCGTCTTCGAGCTCAAAACCGCGGCGGCCGACGCCGGCGGCGGCTTGCAGACAGGTCATGTGTTGCCGTTTTTGCTCGTGAAGGTCATCCCCGAGGTCATCGGGAACCTGGCCGACATGGTGGAGACGGCCTAACGGACGGGCCGGGGCCCTTCGGGACGGATCCCGGCCCCTTTGAAAGGAGAGAAGAACATGGGAGCTTTTGCATCGACCGACGTCACCGTGACGATCGCGTCCCGGGACCGCGAGATCGCCGGGGGCCAGGCGGGGCGGAACATCAGCCTCGCGCAGATCGCCTTCGGGGACGGATCCCTGACCTACGCGACGGGCGGGGTTCCCCTGCCCGCGATCGGGACCTTCGGGTTCCGGACCGCGATCTCGTTCGCCGCGATCGAACAGCCGCCCGCGAACGGGTTCATCTACAAGTTCGATCGGACCAACCACAAGATCAAGATCTTCACCCAGGGCGTCCGGACCGGGAGCACCGCGGCCGGCGCACCCGAAAACGGCGCCAACTGCGAGGACTCCTTCGCGGCGGAAGGGGCGATCACCCTCTCGAACTCCGCGCCGGACACGACCTACGACATCGGGCAGCAGATCGAGCTGCCCAACGGCAGCGCGCCCGCGGCCGTGACGATCTACGTGCTCCTGATCGGAGACTAACCCGGGGAAGGCCGGCCGAAAAGGCCGGCCGGATCCATTGACGAAGCGGCCCCTTCCAAAAGAGGGATCACGCCGCGGAGAAAGGACAAAGATTTTATGGCACAGAAACTGTTCATCAAGATGGCCGACGGAAGCCAGCAGCCGGTGAAGGTGATCCGCTCCTGGGCGACCTCCGGCGGAAACTCGGTGTTCCTGCACGAAAACGGCCGCTACGCCTACAAGGACGGCTCGCCGCTGAAAAGCGCGGCGGAGCTGGACATCCTCCCCCGGGTGCAGCGGGAGGCCGCGCTCGCCTGGTGGATCCGCAAGGGCCGGGCGGAGGCGGAGGCCCACTACGAGGCGAAGCTCGCGAAGGACCGGGAGGCCGCGGGAGACTTCCGGGCCGAGGTCCCTTTCCCGGACGAGCTGGACGCGGCGACCTACTGCCGCAAAAGGAGCGACGCGAAGAGCAAGAACCCGGCAATCTCGGCGCCCCACGCCTGGATGGAGTGGTTCCCGAAGCGGCCCGACTGGTGGGGCCAGGCGAAGGAGATCTCGTTTACCGACTACACCTACGTCATGGCCGAGGCGCCCTCGGGCGACGAAGGCGCCCTCGGAGATGATAGCTCCCCGGGCGCCGATTAGCACCGGAAACAGGAGGAAGAGATGGCAGCGACAATCCAGTTCCATGAAATGAGCGCCGCGGATGCCGGCGTGGACAAAACCAGCGGGACGATCCGCTTCAAGGACGCGGACAATGCGACCGTGGACCTGAACAACCCGCTCGTCATTCCCGACGTGGATCCCATCTTCTCATACACCAAGAAGCTCCGCGCCTACATGGAAGATCCGCCGTCCGTGCAGATCACGAACCTGCGCTGGTATTCGGACGGAAGCTCCGGCTTCGGGACGGGCGTCGGGGTGACAGTCAAAAACATCGGCGTCACGTTCGGCAGCCAGTATAAGACCGAGATGTCCGGCGGCGCCGATTTCTTCGGGAAGACGTCCGGGTCTCCGCTCGACGGCGACGGGACCGATACGGGGCCCTTCGTCCCCGCGGACGACAACAGCTACATCGGCGACATCATCGAACTCCAGATGTCCGTCGCCGCGTCCGCGTCCCGCGGGGCCCTGTCGGCAGAGGCGATTACCCTGGCCTACGACGAGATCTGACGGAGGGGGAATGAACCTCGCGGAGGCCTACGGATGGGAGGCGGAACAGCCGGACGGGTCCCTTCTCACAAAGGGCGGAGACCTGGAGGGGTGCGTCCGCGTGTCTTTGATCCCCGTAGCTGCCGGGCTGCCCCGGCACGATTTCGTCGGCTGCACGCCGCTGCGCCGCTTCGGCCGCGGCTTTCTCCGGGTGACGGGCGGCGGGATGAGGGAATATCTCCATTGCGTGGTCTGCCGGGGTTTCCGGATCTATTGCCGGTCCACCGACGGCGGGATCGTCGTGACGCCCGAGGATCAGGAGCTGTATTTGTAGACGGAGAACTGGATGAGCAACATCTTCAACAATTTTGAGTTGCTCGACTTCATCAACCTCGACGAGATGATGTGGGAGGGGGAGGAGTCCGCCGTCACCTACACGGTCTCCGCCGACCTCGACGCCGCGCTCCAGAAGGGTTCCGGCCTATCGGCCGGGCTCGACGCCGGGCTCCAGGACACGGACCAGGCCGTTGCGGACCTCGACGCGGCCCTCCAGAGGTCCGGGAGCGCCGCCGGAAGTCTCGACGGTGCGCTCCAGACGCTCGAATCGGAGCAGTCCTCCCTGGACGCCGTTTTGCAGTCCGTCAATCCGTTCGCCCGGGCCTACTTCGGCGCGATGCTCCAGGACACGGACCAGGCCGTTGCGGACCTCGACGCGGCACTCCAGAGGTCCGGGAGCGCCGCCGGAAGTCTCGACGGTGCGCTCCAGACGCGCGAATCGGCGCAGTCCTCCCTGGACGCCCTGCTCCAAGGGCTGGGGATCCCCGTTTCGGGGTCCCTCGGCGCGATGCTCCAGCAGGGGGATACGCGCGGCGCGCTCCTCGACGCGATGCTCCAGCGGGGGGACACATCCATCTCCGCCCTGGACGCAAAGCTCATGAAGATCTGCACCCGCACGGCGGAACTGGACGTTCTTGTCAAAAAAGAGGGTGCGACGGCGTTCGCCAGCCTGGGCGGTCTGCTGAAGAAGGAGAATGTCTCGACCGCCGGGGGGATGGACGCGATCCTGTTTAAGATTGTCGACCTCCCGGTCTGTTTCTGCCGGGGCTGCGGAACGACCTACATGATCGACGAGAGGATGTACGAGGAGCCGGAGCGCTGCCCGAAATGCGGCCGGCGCCCGGTTACGAACGACACGAAGGGAGAAGATGGGTATGGCATCCACTAAATCACAGCCCGATAAGATGGAGTTCATCGACGAGCCCACGACGGCCTCGTTCCACTTCCACGAGAAGGGGAAGGTGCAGCCGAAGGGGTACAAGGGGCTCCAGGTGGACAAGGAGGCCACGGTGACGGTCCGGGGGAAGATCAAGCAGATCGGATCCACCTGGGACAACTCCAAACAGTTCACGATCGAGGTTTCCTCCTGCGAGATCGAACAGGAGGCGGCCGGGCCCGTCTCGCTCGACGCGGCGATCGCGGGCGCGGACAAGACGAGAAAGAGGATGATCTGAGATGGACGGAAAATCCCTCCTCAATGCGGTTCTGGACCTCTGCGACGACCGGAACGCCGCGGCGGAGCTCTACCACCGCCGGAGGATCTTCGAGTGCCTGGACCACGCCTGCGCGATCTTCTGCCGCTCGGTCCGCAGCTACAAGGCCTCCGCGACCCTCACCACCGTCGCCCTCCAGCAGGACTACACGCTTCCCGCGGACTTCATCGACCTCTACATGAAGCGGGGCGGCGGCTACTTTGTGCGCTACTACGACGGAACGGACTACTCCTGGCCCCGGGTCGTCCCCTGGGAGGAGCTCTTCCAGGCGAACCTCACCGACGAGCAGAGCGTCCCCTCCCGGGTCTCGATCCGCGAGGCGGAGAGCGCCGCGACCGCGATCACCGGGACCGCGACCGCAACCGCCGCGAAAGGGGCCGACGGCCTCTGCACCCTCACCGACTCGACCAAGGCCTTCCTGACGACGAACCGGGTCTGGCCCAGGGACAAGATCCACAACACCACGGACGGATCGAGCGGGGTCGTCGTGGCGGTCCCGACCGCGACGACGCTCCGGGTCGCCCTCTTCGAGGGGGGGAACGACGACTGGACGAACACGGACGCCTACACGATCGTCCCCTCCGCGGAAAAGCAGCTCTCCCTGGAGGCGGAGGCGGAGACCCCGGGACATTTGATCCTCGTCCCCTATATCGCGATGCCCGAGCCGGTCTATTCGGACTACGGCGCCTGGCGGCTTCCGGAGCGGTCCTGCCGGGGGATCGCCGCGGGCGCGGCCGCTCTCTTGCAGCTCGCGCGGCACAGCTACACGGAGACATCCTGGATGAACGGGCAGTTCTCCGAGGAGATCCGGAGGGCGAAAACGGAGATCGGACGGGCGATCCTCGACGGCGGCGGGAACCGGAACCGCCCCGGCTGGTAAGGGGGAAACTATGGCAGGCGTATGGCCCAACCTGGACATCTCGGACCTGGAGAGCAGGACCCGAACCTATCTCAACGAGGTCACGGCCTCCTTCTTCACCCAGGCGGAGCTCTACCGCTGGCTGTCGCTCGCGGTGAAGGACATCGCGCAGCGCTCCCTCTGCTGCCGGCGGATCCTCGATGCGGTGACCATCCCGGCGACCCGGGAGGTCGCGGTTTCGGCCTACAAGGTCCTCCACGTCGAGTACGTCCCCGCTTCGGGGAAGCCGGTCATGCTCAAGAAGATCGACCCGCTGAAGCTCGGGAACCTCTCGAACAACGGATCGACGCCGCAATCCTGGTACGAGTTCGGATCCAATATCGGGATCGAGCCGCTGCCCGCCGCGGCCTACAAGCTGCGGCTCTACGTCGCGGACCTCCCGAAGATCCGCCATGCGACCTGGCCGATCGCGTCATTCGTGACGGGCTGGACGGAAGTTGTCGGCCATTCCTTCTGGACGGCCGGGACCTCGCTCGTCTTTTTGGGAACGGCGCTCAACGACGAAAACGCGATCGAAGGGCCGACGCTTTCGGCGAGCACGAACTACACGATCCGCTTCACCGTCTCCGGCCTCGTCTCCGCGGAGCTCACCTGCCTGGCCGGGACGACCGCGTCGCCCACGATCGACTCCAACGGCGTCCATGCCGTGACCCTGACCTCCTCCGCGGGGACCCCGAAGCTGACCTTCAACGGGAAGGACAAAAAGACCCTGGGCGGCGGGACGGTGACGGTGGACGACGTCTATATCCTCAAGGAACAGGACTTCACCGTGGGATCCGACACGGACCAGACGGAGATCGGCCCGGCGTGGCAGCACCTGGCCTGCCTCTACGCGACGGCCCAGGCGCTCCGCAAGGACCGGAAACCCGCGCCGGCGACCCTGATCGAGACGATCGTCGCGGGCGAGATCGACTACCTCCGGCAGAACCTCGTCGAGGTCCTCCCGGACGGGCAGAACAGCGTCAAGTACCTCTAACGGGGACGATCGATGCCGGAAACGAGAAAAATATACGGGGCGCGGGAGTTGACCGGAGGCGGGTTCGGCGCCCTGGATTCGATCGACACGACGGGTCTCCCGGACGAGAGCCTGGCCTACGTCTGCCAGGGAACGGTCCTGCGCTGCTACGCCTTCGACGCGGATTCGGTTCTGACGGAATCCTCTCCCGACCGGATCAAGCCGGATTCGGGACCGGGATGCTGGCTCCTGCAATCGGATACGGAGTTCATGAATATCCTCCTGGTCGAGCTGATTTTGACCAATTCCGCATTGGTTACGGGGCAGGTCCTGGGGGGGAGCGAGATCCCGGTTTGCTCCGAACTCGACGGGATGGACCTGGTGGACGTCGTCGTGACGATCCCGCCTTCCGGGACGGTTTCCTCCGGCGGTGCTTTGGAGTTTCAGGTGGTGCGGACGCGCGACGGCGCGACGGCGGACATGCTCTCCGCAAATCTCACAATCGCGGAAGGGGAGAATGTCTCCGGGATCTGCTCGATCGACGGGGACAACGACGACGTGGCGACAGATGATTTTGTCCATGTGGACTGCGAAGCGGATGGAACCGATGCAAAAGGGCCGATATGGGTAAAGCTAACTTTCAGATAATCCGACTGCGCCCTGAAGACAGGTATCTTTACGATACCCTGATTCTCTATTGCAAGTCCTCCATCCACAGCGGCGCGATGTGGCTCGCCGCTCCGACGTTTTCCGATTCGGATCGGTGGGTGACCAGCGATGGTTTTCCGTTCGAGATCACGATGTCGCACGAGTTGGCGGCGGAAAAGAGGCAATTATACTACACGGACGACGGAGACGACCCGACAAATGAATCTGATTTGTATGACGAAGACCATATCGATGTGGCTGCACCTCCACTATCGGCACCATACGGGACGTTGATAGAGATAAAAGGGATCGCCTGGGAGCCGGTCAGGGAGGATTACAGCCCCGTTGCCTCCCGGAAGTATTGGTATGACAATGTTGTGATTTATAGAGATTCTCCAGGTTTAGGGCTTGACGTGGGAACAATCCATTCCGGCGCCATGGCCGAGATGGTGGTCGCGGCCGAAGAAGCGGAAGAATCCTTGTCGCTTGAATTAACGGGCGGCACGATAGAATCCGGGACATATACGGCGATCGTGGTGAGTGCCCCGGCGGATTCGGAAGAGGAGAAGAACCTTGAGCTCACCGGAGGAACAATAAAACAGGGCAAGTGGTGGGATCCGATTGTAGAAATCGAACCGCCGTGGGATTGAGAGGAAATTATGAAGACCCTTGAAGTCGCGAAAGTAGGCCTGACGGGAACTGTGGCAAGCTGGGAAGTCATCAACCCCGACGGCTCGATTGCCCAGGCTTGCTACAACCCGAAGAACAACCTGATCCTGGATGTCGGACTGGACATGGTCGGAGGGTATGCAAGCATCCCCGCGTGCTTCGCCTACATTGCCCTCGGTACGGGGACAAGTGCTTCTAATGTCCTTATGACTGCGCTGGAGGCCGAAACGACCTATGGAGCAACGACAAGGCCTCCGGCGTCAGGGTATAGTGCCTATGATGGGATTACGCTCCCTGCCGCAGACGCAGACCCTTTCATCGTGGAATATGCAATCGGCATTCAGACCGCCGTAGGCAAGCTCAACGGAACCTTCACGGAATTGGGCTTTGGGCCCACAAGCACCAAGGACGCAAACCTGTTCTCTCGATTTAGAATCTGCGACTCAGAAGGCACGCCTACCTCTGTTACAGTAACATCCGAGCAGCAACTCCGCGTGAAGTATATCATTGGAATCAGATTTCTCCCCATCGTCCCCACGGCTTATGATTTTGATATAACTGGCTATGGAGACGACATCGGCTATACCGCAGGGTGGCAGTCATTAGGATATATTAGTATTCTCCTGTACTTATTTGGGACGCTTGATGGGTTCTATACGTTCGGACAAAGCGTGCAGATTGGGTATTGGAAATTTCTTGTAAAGACAGTTACTACTGCCGATATTACATTCTCAGATCTTATCACAACAAGATCTTATGCTGCATGGGCGGTTCTTCAGGTTCTAACAGCAGGAACTGGACCGACATCCCCCTACTATACAAGGGATGCCTATACACCAGGTTCCTATGCTCAATATCTTAATATCCCCTTTACCACACTTGAATCTGTAGGAAACATATACGGCCTGCAACTTTTTATCAATAACTATACCGGGGGAGGTAATTACAATAGTGTCCTTCTGTGGCTCTGCAAGTTTGACGATCCTATCGTCAAGCCCGATACTCATAATCTGACGTTCAAACTGAAATTCTCCTGGGGGAGGGGTTCATAGGATGGATACGATTGAAATGACCGCCGCGATCCGATCCGGGCTCCGCCTCCCCGACGGGGATGTTCCCGTCTCCGACACAGAGATCCTCTCGGCGATCCATGACGGCTACAAGGACACGGCGGCGCTCGCCCTCTGTGTGGAGGAAACCCAGGACGTCGTCACGACGGCCGGCGAGAGGACGGTGCCTTTCACGGGGATCCGCGTCAACTACGTCGAACGGCTCGACACGGTCCCGCCCCGGGGTCTCCTCCGGGTCCACCCGGCGACCTTCGGCCTCCGCCCCGCCGCGGGGACGGAGCCGGAGTTCTGGTTCCCCTGGGGCGACGTGGTCTGCCTGGATCCCGTCCCGGCCTCCGCGATTCCGCTTCGCCTCTACGTCGCCGACTACCCGGCCGAAGCCCCGGGCGAAGCCGAGTGGGACTACATCTACGCCGATACGGCCGCCTACGCCTGGACCGACACCGTCGCCTACCATTGGATCCGGATGGCGGGCGGCGAACTGACCGACCTGCCGCCGGAGTTCCGCGAGTGCCCGCTCTACTTCGCGTTCTATGCGGTCGCGCTCAAGCTCCGCGCCTGGAAGGCCGCGCTGCAATGGTACAACCGCTACATCCTGTCCATCTCCCGCCGGAAGGCGGAATACATCCGCCGGGTGCCGGACCGCCGGAGGGACCGCGAGATCCCGCTCTCCGTCCGCCGGACCTGGAACCGAGGAGGCGCCCATGGCAACCCTTAACCGCAGCGTGATCCGCAGCCTGGTCCGCGACGGCCTCAACGAACAGGCCGCGACCGTCCTCACCGACACGGAATTGAACGCGATCATCGACGACGGGTGCCGCGACACGGCCGTCAAGGGCCTCTGCCGGGAGGTCACGCAGACGCTGACCCTCACCGAAGGGGTGAAGATCTACCCCGAACCGACCGGATCCGGGGTGCCCTGCCGCACCCTCTACGTCGAGCACGACGGCCTGGGGCTTATCTGCATCCCGCCGCAGGCGGTGGGCTTCGTCGCGGGGAACCTCTCCGTAGCCATCGGGACGCCGCAATTCTGGTTTCCCTGGGGGGAGATGATCGTCCTGGAGCCGGCGCCGAACGCCGCGGCGGTTTTGGCGACGACGAGGCTGCACAGCGCCTGCTACCCGGCCGCGGCGCTGGCAACGGACGCGACGGTCCCGGACCTCCCGGCCGAGTTTCACGAGTGCGTCTATCTCTACACCCTGGCTTTTTGCGCGCTCAAGCTCCGCCGCTGGGGCGACGCGGCCCAGGCCTATAACCGCTATATCGCCGACGTGCAGCGCAAAAGGTTCGAGTACGTCTTCAAGGTCCCGGACGCGAAGGCCGCCCGGGAGATCCCGGACAACGTCGTGATGGACTTCAGACCATGAAGAAGGAAAACGCCGAGGCCAACAACCTGACCGTCCGCCCGATCGTCCTCAAGCCGGTCCAGACGCCGGAGAACGAGCCGGGGCTGGAGCTCCAGGTCCAGGTGGCGCAGCTCCCGGGGACGCAGCCCCTGGAGGACGAGCCGCTCCAGCGGAAGGCCTACCTCTTCGCGGAGGCGACCTGGCTCCCCGCGGCGGATCCGCTCGCGGCCGGGCCGAAGAACATCTCGACGATGCAAAACCTCCGCTTCACGGAATACGGCCTGGAGAGCGTCCCCGGCTACACGAAGATCAACGCGACGACGGCGCTGGAGACCTACCTCAAGATCCGCTCCGGGATCCAGCTCCGGGCCCCCTTCACGACGAAGTCGCGGCTCCTGGCCCAGGCCTACAATGCGGGGCTCACCGCCTCCCAGGTCCTTCAGCATACCGCGGTCCCGCCCGCCCAGGGGGATTTCGAGGCGACGGAGCTCCACACGGACGCCTCCGGCGCGGGGCTCGGGCGCTTCGCCAAATGGCCCGGGAACCAGGTCGCCTACTGCAACGGGGTCGAGACGAAGATCTACGGCGGGGACGAGATTCCCGCCGCGGCCTTCATCACCTCGTCGGATCCCGTCACGGGGACCGTCCTCACCAAGCCGAAGGACTATTCCGAGGCGGTCCGGAACTCCCTCCAGTCCGCGGACCAGGTCGCCCAGGTGGGCGGCGGGGACGACCCGCTGACGAAGCTCCTCCTCCACTTCGAGGGGGCGCCCGGCGCCGCGGTCACGGACAGCTCCGCCGCGGCCCACGGGGACGCGACGAAGGAAGGGACGGCGGACATCTCCGTCGCCCAGGCCAAGTACGGAACCGGGGCCTTGACGACGCCGGCCGCGGGGGACGGGATTTCCTACGCGGACCACGCGGACTGGGATCCGGTTTCGGGGGAGATCACCTACGAAACCCTCTTCTACCTGCCCGCCGGCTGGGCCGACCATTCGCTCGCCGGGACGCTGACCTTCGCCGACAACACTCCGGCCGAGGACACGATCGCCCTTTCCGGGGACCACAGCGCCGTCGCCTGGCTCCAGGCGGGGCGGACGATCTGCTCGAAGGGCGGGGAAGGACAGACGAACGTCGGGCCCTGGACCGTGGGCTCGATCGCCTATGAGGGCGGGACCGACACGACGACGATCACGCTCGCCGCGGGGGAGGTCCTCACCGCCGAGACGATTGCCTCAACGCTCTACCCCTGCCGCAGCCTGCTCGGGCGCTACGAGGACGCGAACAACCATTGGTTTCTCGCCGCGGTCGGAGACGACCTCCACTTCGTCGCCGTCTCCGCGGCTGCCCGGACGGAGGAGACGATTACGGGGAAGGTCTCGTCCGGCTGGAACCACGCGGGGATCCAGCGGGACGGGACCGACGCCTACTTCCTGGTCAACGGGACGATGGCGAAGATGACCGTCGCGAACCTCCCCGCCCTGGGCGCCGCGGCGCTCCGGATCGGCAGGACGCAGCGGGGCGCCTCCCTCTACAACACGGCCCTGGGTCTCTACTTCGACGAGGTCCGCGTCTCGGCCGTCGACCGCTGGGCGGCCGGGACGACCTACTCCGTCCCGATCCGCGCCTACACGGCGATCACGGCCGCCCGGACCTTCCTCGCCGGGTTCACCCGCCCCGTCCAGGCGGTGAAGTTCTACATCGGCTCCGGGGTGAACACGGAAACATCGACGACCTCCGCCCAGGAGTGGAACGGGGTCTCCTGGCCCGCCTTGACGATCTCCTCCGACGGCACGGCCTCGACCGGGGTCTCCCTGGCGAAGACGGGGAGCGTGGCCTTCGGATCCACCGTCGGGACCTCGATCCCGAAATACATCGAGGGGCGGATCCTCTACTGGTACCAGTTCACCCTCTCCGCGGGCTCCGCGGAGATCTACCAGGTGACGGGCGACGCCCCCTTCCAGGATGTCCGGGACTGCTGGGACGGCACCGAGCTCCTCCTGGCCTCCTGCCTGGTCTATGTCGCGGCCTCGTCCTCCTACAAGGACTGGACGCTCTACGCCTCCGTGGAGAGCACCGAGACCGCGGTCGAGCTGGACGCCCTGGCGACGACAGAGCATCTCCTGATCGGAACGCCGGTCCCGCTGATGGGGTTCAAGATCCAGATGCACCAGGAGGCCGCGAAGGTGAACGCGAACGCGGCCGCGATGGCGGTCGCCTACTGCAACGGGGAGGAGATCTCCGCCTGGCCCTCCGTCAACGGCCTCCACGACGGGACCGCGGGCGGCTCCGCCTCCCTCAAGCAGACGGGCGTCGTCTCCTTCACCCCGGTCTCGGACGTCTCCGGCCAGGAGTTCACCGCGTCGTTCAACGGCGGCGATCCGATGTATTACTACAAGGTCACCTTCTCCGCGGCGCTCTCCGCCACGGTCGAGGCGATCTCGATCACGGCGATCCCCGCCCCGCGGAAGCTCCGGCCCTATAAGTTCCCCTTCATGTTCCTCGGCCGGCCGATGCTCTGCGGATACCTGGCCGGGAACGAGGGGAACCGGGTGGACTACGGCCTCACCCACGCCGCCGACGTCTGGAACGGCCCGGACTCCTCGATGGGGGTCGAGACGGAATCCCTCTACTTCGGAGGCGCGGAGGAGCTCACCGCCGCCTGCGAGATCTACAACCGCCTGGGGTCCTCCGTCTATTCGTTCGGGATCTTCACGAAGGCCTACGAGACCTACATCCTAAACGGCTACGGGACGGACGAGGCCCCCTACCGGATCTACCCCGTCTCGGCCGTGATGGGCTGCCCGGCGCCCTTGACGATGGACACCTGGCAGCTCGGCCTCTCGACGGACGCGCAGTCGGTCCGCTCGATCGCGATGTGGCTCTCCCACCAGGGGCCGGTGATCTTCGACTCCGGCGGCCTCCAGCCGATCCCGGGGATCGAGTGTTACTTCGACCGGCGGGACTCGCGCTGCATCAACTACGCCAAGATCGAAAACGCCCGCGGCTGGTTCGATCCGGAGACCGGGGACTACAACCTCCAGATCCCGACCGGGGACTCGTCGACGAACAACGTATGGCTCGCCCTGAACCTCCGGCTCCGGAAGTGGTACCCGATCGTCCCCTCCGCCGCGGCGAGCCCCTACCTGGGCGCGGCCTTCCGGGTCGTGGACGCGACGGGGAAGGCCTACATCTACGGGGCCCGGGACAACGGATACCTGATGCGGCTCCACAACGGCGTCCCCTGGGACGGGACCGCGGCCGTGCAGTCCGTTTCGCCCGCGGACCTGCTCGTCTCCGACGATCCCTGGGACCAGATCCGCCTCTCGCGGCTGAAAATCTTCGGGGTCTCGGCGACGGAGGACACGGACTGCGCGATCACCCATTACGCGGACGGGGCGACGTCCGGGACGACGCTGACCGCCGCGGCCTTGAACGGCGCGAACCGCCACTTCCGGGAGACCCAGGCCCTGAATCTGCTCGCCTGGTCGCACCGCCTCCTCTTTTCCGCCTCGATCTCGACGGAGGCGAAGGGGATGCGGCTCCTCGGATGGGCCCTGGAGTACCGGGTCGAACGCCCGGACTATTAAAGGAGGACCAAGATGCCGAAAAACATGGAATCCACCTACGCGCTCCGCAAGGCCGCCCTGGCGAAGATGGCCGAACCCTCCTCGGTCGCTGCGGTCCCGGACCTGGCCGAGGTCGCGGGTGAGCACGCCGCGGCGAAGGGGAAGGCCGCCGCGGAATCGGCCGGGCACGAACGGGACCTCGCCTTCGGAGCGAAGAGCCGCGCCGAGAAGAACCGGCAGTTTTTCTCCTCGCTCGCCCTGGACCGGGAGCGGCTGGACGACTGGGCGGACCAGAACCGCTGGGCGACGGGGATCGCGATCGCGAACCTGGGGATCCAGGCGCTGGCGATCCCGGCCGCGCTCCGCCAGGAGGAAAAGCAGGAGAAGATGATCTCCTCGATCCTCGCCGAACGGGGGAAGCAGACCGCCGCGGCGACGGCCGCCAACGAGGCGCGGGCGGCCACCCAGGAGAAGGCCTTCGGGGAGCTCCGCGCGGCCGTCGACTACAACCGGCAGATCCAGGACGCCCGGAACCTCGTCGGGGACCCGCAGACGATGGCGGAGATCGCCGCGATCCAGGAGAAGACGACCCAGGGGACACAGGCCCTCCAGGCCGCGGACAAGCCGCACTTTACACAGACGAACTCGCCGGACCTCTACGAGGTCGCCCGACGGAAGACCGGCGGGATGCCTGTCTGGTACCAGCACTAAGGAGGGTAGAGAAATGGGAATCGACATGAACCTCAGAGACATCCGGAGCCCCCAGTATTCGGCCGTCACGGGCCGGACGCGGAAGGTCCCCTACGCCTCGATCCTCACGGCGCTGGCCCCGACGATTCGCGCGGACGCCCGCGCGGAGGACCTCGACGCGATGCGCGAGCAGGATCTCCTCGACACGGCGACCCGCTTCGACGCCTCCCAGGCGCTCAACCGGGAGATCGCCAACACCCAGGCCGAGCAGGCGGAGAAGTCGATGATGATCCAGGGCGCGACCCTGGTTCCCCAGGCGGCCTACGTCGCCGACAAGGCGGGGCTCATCAACCTCAAGGAAATCGCCGGGACGGTGAAGGACAAATTTTTCGGCGGGCAATCGGCGATCCCGTTGGGTAAGGTCGCCGGCCCGGAGCTCGTCACCGTCGGCGTCGGGGAAGGCGCGACCATGACCTCCGCCGCGGGGGCCGGACTGATGGGCGCCTCCGGAGAGACGGCGGGGGCGCTGGCCCCGGAGCTCATCGGCGAGGCGGGCGTCGGCGGCTCCGCGGGCGTCGGCGGGACCGGCGCGGGAACCTCCGCGGCCGGTGTCGGGACCTACGCCCTACCCGCGGCCGCGGCCTACCTGGGGTCCCAGGCCGGGGCCTACGCCGGGCATAAGATCGGGGAATCCCTCGATGTCGGCGGGTACCGGGAACGGGGGTTCGTCGGCCGTGTCGGCGGAGGCGCGCTCGCGGGGACGATGATCCTCCCCGGCGTCGGGACGGCGATCGGGGCGACGGTCGGCCTGATCGACTGGGGCTTCAACGAGGGGAAGGAGTTCTTCAACGATGTCGTGGACGATGTCGGGTCCGGCGCCAGGTCCGTTTACAACAGCACCCTCGGGAAGGTCACGGGAAGCACCTGGATCTGCACGGCGATCGACGAGGCCGTGGGGCTCTCCGACGAGGACAAGGCTCGGCTCTCCCGGCTGCGGCGCTGGTCGCTCAAACACCACAACGGCTGGGCGAGGCGCTACCTGAAGGAGGGCGGGGTGATCGTCGCCGGGATGGCGGCCCGCCACGGGGAGGAGATCCGGCCGGTATGCGAGGTTCTGAAGGTCTCCTTTGTCGATCCGGTGACGACCCTGGTCGGCCAGGGCTGCTTCGAGACCGCTTTCGAGCTCTACTATGAGATCACCGCGTCGCTCGCCCGGGCCTACGCCCCGGACTTCGAGATCGCCGAGCTCCCCCGGAAGCCGGGCGAGGACCCCCTTCCGGAAGAAAAGGAGGTATAAACGATGAACGGAAACCCTTACGGCGCGGTTCCAGCGGCACTATCCGAGACGCGGCTGACCCTGAAGGACATTATGGCCGATCTTCTCGCCACCAAGGTCGCCGAGGGTCGTCTTCGTCTGGAGCAGTCCAAGGCCGAGACGGAGACGGCGATGGTCGCCGCCGGACTCGAAAAGGAGCGGCTCGCGGAGAACCGCGAGATGGAGCGGATGCGGATGACCCGGGCAATGCACGACGAGGACGCCGCGCGCGCCTCCGGGCAGTTCGAGAAGACCTTCAGCCTCCAGCAGACCGCGGAGGAGCGGGCGGGCCGGGGCCAGGAGATGCAGCACGAGATCGCCCAGGGGCAGCTTGACGTTTCCAAGGGGCAGCTCAAGGTCGCGGAATCGGCCGAGCTGCGGGCCGCGGCGGAGACGAGACGCAAAAACGAGATCCGCTCGATCGGCGAATGGGCCTCCTCGGGCGGGATCCACCCGGGGCTCCTCGACTACCTGGGGGTCGACAAGGACAAGAAGATCACCCGGGCCGACGCGGAGAACCTCTACGCGAACCTCCAGGTCACCTTCAAGGCGAACCCCTCGATGGGGCTGATGGCCCACGGCTACGCGCTGAAGGCCGAGCTCACCGCGATCCAGGAGAAGATCCAGGCGCCGGGGACACCGCCCCAGGAGGCGGCCGGGCTCAAAAAGATGTACGACCGGAAGCTCGCCCAGTTCGAGGCCCTCGACAAGCTCATCATCGCCGAAAAGTCTCCGTCCCAGGAGAAGATCGTCGAATCCGCGCGGCGAAGCTGGGCGGAGAATCCGGAGCTGGCGAAGCAATACGAGACCTACGACAAGTTCCTGACCGCCTTCCAAAAAGAGGTCGAGGAGGCGCGCGGGGTGTTCCACGACGACCTCCAGCTCCTCAAGAACCCGAAGACGACGACGCCGGCGGAGCAGCAGGCCGCGGTCGACGGGATCCGCGAGGCGGTGAAGGAGATCCAGGCGGGGAAGTATTCCCTCTCGCCGCAGGAGCTGAAGATCGTCCAGAAGATGACCAGCCAGGTCGATCCGCAGCAGGCCGCGCAGAAGCTCCACAGCCTGAAGAACATCCTCAACGCCTCGCCGAAGGCGCAGCCGGCCGCGGCCGGCGGAGCGCCGGGGCCGATCCCCGGCGCGCGTTTCCACCCGACAACCGCCCAATAGACCCGGAGGTCTCCCGATGGCCGAAATGTTGAACCTGTGGGAATCGGATCCGCCCAAGATCGGCTCGCCCGGAAAGGGCGGGATGAACCTGTGGGAAAACGAGCCCGGCGAGGAGCCGAAACGAAAAACCCGGAAGGCCGAGGAGCAGAAGCCCGAGGAGCTGCGGGGGTTCTTCGGCGAGACGGTCTCCGCCCTGGGCGCGGGCGTCATCCAGACGATGGAGGGGATCGCGGCCACGGCGGAGATGATCGGGGTCCCGGGCGGCGAGACGGCGCGCAAGGAGTGGCAGCGGATCGGCCAGTCGGACGCGCTCCGCCGTCCGGACTACCTGGCGGAGGGGGACGTCCTCTCCGATCCGGGGCGCCTCGCCGACTGGCGCTGGTGGGTCCGGTCTTTGGGCGAAAACACGCCGAACCTGGTGGCGATGTATATCCCCGGCGTCGCCGCGGCGCGCGCCGCGCAGGGGGCCGCCTGGGGCGCGAGGGCGATCACGCTCTTCGGCCAGCGGCTCACCGCGGCCCGGATCGCAGGCCTGGGCGGGGCCTACGCCGGGTCCTTCACGCTGGAGGCGGGCGGGGCCTACGGGTCCGCGAAGGACGAGATGACCCGGGAGGGGATCCTCGATGCGGACACGATCGAGCGGATCGCGACCCTGGAGGGGCTCACCGCCGGCGCGACGAACGCGGTCATCGAACTCCTCCCTTTCGACAACCTCATCCTGAAACAGGCGGGCGCGGACCGCCTCGTGAAGCGCCTGATCCGCCAGGGGTTCGTCGAGGGGGCGACGGAAGGGGTCCAGGAGGCGGTCAATATCGCGGTCGAGAAGCTCGGCCACAAGCCGGACCAGGCCTGGAGCGACAACATCGGCCGGATCCTCGAATCGGCGATCATCGGCGGCGCGCTCGGCGCGGGCGCGGGCGGAACGATCGGGACCGCCGTTCACCGCGGGAACATCAAACGCTACGAGACCCTGGGCGAGAAGCTCGGGCTCACCGACCTGGTCGTCTCCTACAAGGACCAGGGCGTGGCGGACAAGGAGATCGCGGCGGAGGTCGAAAAAAGGGTCGAGGAGCTCCGCGGATTCAGCCGGATCGACCCGGCCGACGAAAAGAAGGCCGCCGTTTCCTATGCGCTCGGCGGGAACGAGACGAAGGAGACCGCCAAGGACAACCTGATCCCGGAAATCGCCGCGGAGGAGATGACCTCCTATCTCCTCTACGCGACCGGACGCTACGAGGCGCCGCCGGATCTTTTCGACCGGATAACCGGGACGGGGAAACAGGCCCTTTCGCTCTTCGGGATCGGCCGGAAGAAGGCGGGAAAGGCCGCAGCCGCCCCCGCGGGAGAAAAAACGGAAACCGGGACGGGGAAAGTATCGTCCCCGGCGCCGATCGTTGAACCTGGGTCATCCTCGAAAGCCGGCCCGGAAATACAGGCGGGTAAAGAGCCCGCGGCCGGCGGAATGCCGAGGAGCGAGTTCGAGGCCCGGGAGATCGCCGAACGGGACTCCGGCGGCGCGGAATCGGGGCCGCTCATCCCCGGACCCGTCTCCGGGAAGGACACCGCGACGGCGGCGCCTGCCGCAGAGGCGGAGGCGAAACGGAAGAAGGACGAGAACCGCAAGAAGGGGGAGACCCTCTTCGACCTCGCCCTGAACGACGTGAGCCGCGAGAACCAGGAGCGGCTGGAGGCGGCGCGCCTCCAGGATGAGGAGAAAAAGCGCCTGGAGGAGGCCCGTCTCGCCGGGGAGGCGGAGGCGCAGAGCGCCCGCGCGGTCGCCGGGGCCGCGAACGAGGCCCGGGACCTCACGGCGGCGCTCGCCGGGGAGGATCCGAAGAAGCAGGCGATCGTCGCCGAGGTCCTCGGGATGTCGGAGCGGGTCGTCGCTGGGGCCGTCCGGACGGAGCTCGGGATCGACGTCCAGCCCGCCGGCCAGGACCGCTACGAGATCCTCACGGACAAGGGGCCGCAGCCGGTGACGATCCCGGGGCTCCGGAAGCTCCTCGCCGAAAAGAGGATCGGGGACGTGGCCGCGGCCGAGGCCGCGCACGCCCGGGACGTGGAGGCCGCGCAGACGCGGACGGCGGAGCAGAAGGCCAAGAAGGAGAAGGAGACCGAGGCCTGGGCGCTCGCAAACGCGCGGGAGACGCTCCGGATGGGGCGGACGCTCTCCCGGGCGCAGCTCGATACGCTCCAGGCGGCCAGAGGGAAGCTCGAAGCGCGGGAGATCGAACTCCTGGACAAGGGGCCCGCCGTGGCGGAGGCCGCGGTCCCCCAGTCTCTCCAGGCCCTGGGCGTCCGGCCGAAGCCGGCCGCGGTGGAAGAGGAGAAGGCGGGAGAGGAAGACCGCACCGTCGAGGACCACGAAGACCGGGCCCGCGGATACCTCCACGACCTCCTGATGGATTCGATCGAGGCCGCCTCCGAGAGCAAGACCGGCTGGGTCGAAACGGAGGAGGGCGGCCAGCGGGTCGCCGCGGGCGGGTGGATCTCCGCCGTCGTCAAGACCTTCGGCCGCGTCTCCTCGTCGCCGCTCCGGGACGACCAGGGGCAGCCCCGGACCCTGAACCTCTCGAAGGCCTACCTGGCCCGGGTGATCGACAAGGCCCGCGCGGGGGAGGAGCTCACCGAGGACCAGGCCGCGGTCTACGAGGAGATCCTGGGCGAGGCGAAGGACGAGGCGGGCCGCGCCTACCGCCTGGCCGAGGAGGAGGCCGAGGCCCTGGCGGACTTCGAGCCGGAGACGTTCGAGAAGCCGGGGGAGAAGAAGGAGACGGAGGAGGCAGAAGAGGAGGGGGAGGGGGACTGGCAGGCGTGGTCGGACCGGCAAAGACGCGAGAGTGACGAGAAGATCCGTGAGGGGATCGCGGCGGGCCACGACATCAACAAGAACGGCGTCTATCAAAACCGTGAGGATATAGAGATTCCCTTCACCAAGAGCGCCAAAACGAGCGCCAGGATCCACATCGCGACCGGGCCGGATGGCAAATTCCGCAGCGCGCACAATTTTAACACCAGTTACGGCAGTCACAGCGGCGGGGGGAGCTACCCGAGCATATTCGGCGAGGCATACGACACGCGAGCGGAGGCCATCCAGGCCGAGATCGCCCGGCTGAAACACATCCTTGCCCGGAGCGACGAGCCGCAGGCGAAGACGGGGCTCCGCGACCTCCAGCAATTCGCAGAAAAGCAGGGTCTTTCCGCACTGGAGGAGAAGCCGAAGGCGCCGCCGTCCCAGGCCGTCGCCCTGGCCGCGGGGCAGAAGCCGGCGGAGAAACCCGCGGAGGAGGAGAAAAAAACCAAGGACAAACATAATCCGGCATACTGGGATGATGTCGAGATTGTCTCACTCGACGGGCCCAACCTGCTCTTCAACCCCGAGCCCGAGGCGATCAAGGAATATACCGTCCACGTCAACGATGAGACGATTATGTTCGACGGGGACCGAACATCCGATGAAAACAGGGCTGAAGCCAAGAAGTTCTACCAGGCGTTGCGAAAACGGCTGCCGGAGGAGGAAACGAAGCCCGAGGCCCCGCCGGAGGAGAAGGCTGAAAAGGAAGAAGGTCTCCTGGAACTGAAAGGGAAATGGGCGCAATACGCTATCGAGAGGGTCGATAAGGAGGGGAACGAAATCGTCGGGCCGGCGATGGGACAGCTCTATTCTTCGCGCACGGTCTATGAATATGTAGGCGAGGGGAATGTGCCCGTCGCCGATCTAAAACAACTGGAAGCCCACGGATTTCAATGGAGGTCCGGGAAAGAATGGGTCGGCCCCGTAAAGCTGTATTCCCTACCGGAGCGCGCCGCCGCGAATCTGGAGAAGAAGGCGGAGGAGAAGCCCGCGGAGGCGGCGCCCGCAGCGGCGAAGAAGACCGGGGAGGCCTTGAGCGACGAGGAGTTTGCTTCGCTTTTCAACGAGGCCGCGGAGGAGGTCGAGGCGGAGAAGAAGGCGGCGCCAAAAGAGCCGTGGCAGATGACCCGGGATGAGTACCTCAAATCTCTCGGCATGGATGATCGCTTCACGCCGCCGCAACCGAAAAAAGAAGGGGCCAGACTCGTCCGTTTGTCCGCAGACAACGTCATTACGACCGGGGAACACGGGCAGGCGGTTTTCAATGCCATTCAGGAAGGCAAGCCCGTGCCGGCTGAGGTCCGGGCGGAATACCCTGAATTTGAGAAGATTCCGGAGAAGCCCGCGGCGTCCCAGGGCGTCACGACGGCGATCGGGAAACCGGCGGAAAAGGCGAAGGAACCCGAGCCGTACCGGACCCTGCCCGCCGCGCAGTTTTCCGCTCCCGCGCTCGCGGCCGCAAAAGTGTTGACCGATCAGCCGCAGACGGTTCAGGAGATCGCAAAGAAAGCGGCACTCGACCAATCCGCCGAGAAGGCGCTCCAGGAGCTGACCCAGGCCGGCGTCGCCGCCTGGCACCTGGCGACGAAACGCTATTCCCAGGGATCGACCCGGATCGAGCCCGCCGCGGCACAGGGCGTCACGACGGCGATCGGGAAGCCGGCGGAAAAGGCGAAGGCGGCCCCCGAGGCCGAGCTCCCCCCGCTGAATTTGAGTTTTACGAAGCAGACCGGAGGCATTTGGAAGGGCGGCTATCAGGCGACCGTCACGGAAGGCCCGCACAAGGGAGTAGTCGGTTTCGCGCATACAAAAGAAGGGGCCCAGCGCGAAGTTGAAAAATCTGTCCGTGAAAGGGTCGCGGCGGGAATAGTTAATCTCCCCAAGGAAGAGAAGCCCGCGGCGGCCTCCCCCGCGGAGAAGCCCGCCGCGGCACAGGGCGTCGCAGCGGCGATCGGGAAGCCGGCGGAGAAGGCGAAGGAGGCGCCGGCCGCAGGGCTGACCCTGGCGATGCTCAACCATGCGCTTTCCGTGGCCCGCGGCGGCACCCTTAACGGGATCGCCGAGGCAATCAATTCCTTCAACCGGGGCGACATCGAGGGCGCCCGCCTCCTGGCCGCCAAGGCCCAGGCGGGGACGGCGACCGATTTGGGATTCGGAGACGCGATCCGGAAGCCCGGGCCCCCGGCAGCCCCGGAAAAGCCCGCGGCGGCGGCGAAGCCCGCGGAGGAACTCCCGGACCTCACCGTCTCCGGGCAGTCGAAGCCGGTCCCGGGGCGCCCGGGCGCCTCCTACGTCGTCCACAAGCGGCAGCCGGACCTGATTCCGGACACCTTCCGGGTGCTCGTCAACCGCACGGAGGGGGGGATCCTCTCCGTAGATGGAACGGGGATGGACGCGGCGGCGGCCTACAAAAACGCCCTGGCGAATTACGATCGGAAGATGGCCGAGTGGGAGAAGAACAAGCCCAAGCCGAAGAAGGTCGAGGGGGCGGAGTTCCAGGAGGGGTCCCGGGTCGTCATCACGTCCGGCCGGGGCGAAGGCCGGCACGGCGCGATCTCAAATGTGTCAAGCTACACCATGCGCGCCCTCTTCATGGGGACCGGGAAAGACACCAGCGAGAGGCATTTCTCTTACACCATGCGCTCCGATGCGGGGACGGAGTACGTCGTCTCTTCGGGGAATCTCGCCCGCGAGGAGGGGACCGCTCCCGCGGTCGTCCCGGACGTCGAGATCGAAGGGCGGTTCTACGAGCCGGACCACGCTCATGCCCGGATCCGCTACGCGAAGGAAGCGGCGCGAAAACACGACGCGGCCGCGCAGCGGGCCCGGAAGCCGGCGAACATTCAGGAGGAAAGGCGCCTGGCCCAGGAGAACCGCGGCGAAGCGGCCAAGTTGCAGGGGATCTTCGACGCCTGGGCGGCGAAGTACCCGAAAGAGGCGGAAGCGGCGATTATCGCCGACGAGGGCCCGTCTGCCGCGAAGCCCGCGGCGGCGTCCCAGGGCGTGGCGATCGCGACGGGGCAGAGGCCCGCGGCGATGCAGCCGGGCGGAGCGCCGACGATGGCCGGGGCCGCGAAGAGCCTGGCCGACCTGGGGCTCACCGTCAGCCAGGGGAAGACGAACACGGGGAAGACCGTCTGGAACGTCTCCGGCAACACCCGCGCCCACTCCGAGCAGATCAAGCGGGCCGGCGGGCGCTGGTACGGGCCGAAGAAGGTCTGGAGCTTCTACAACGGGGATCCGACCGCGGCCCTCCAGGAGGCGCTCGGGATCCAGGCGGGGGCGGCTCCAGCAGCGCCCGCGGCGGAGACAAAGACGGAAGCGCCTGCCCGCGCGCCGGAGGATTACGCGCCATCGACGTTCCAGCCGATCGTCCGGGAGATCGCGGCCGAGCAGGGCCGGAGCAACACCGTGGAGATCGACGGAGCGGTCATGTCGATCTACGAGGCGGCGGAGCGGCTCGCCGACCGCCAAGATACGCTCCGGGGGCGGCTCCCGGAAAAGTACCGGAGCAGGATCCCCGCAGCGCCGTCGCTCGGGAAGGCCGCCTCTGAGGTCGCGGAGGGGGTCGCCTCTTCCTTCGACGCGATCGCCGAGATCCTGAAGAAGGCCGGGAAGGGTCCGATCTCCATGATGGGCGGCGGCGTCTTCGACGAGGAGCTCTACGCCGCGATCAAACCCCATCTCCAGGCGACCTACGACCACTTCCGCGCCGCGGCGATCGAGGTCAAGGAGTGGATGAAGGAGGTCGTGCGGCAGTTCACCGCGCGGGGATTCGCGCCGGACGCCCTGATGCCTTACCTCCAGCGGTTCTACCGGGAAGTCGCGCAAAAAGACTTGACAAAACCCGAAACCGGGATTACCTTAGAATCGCAGGAAGGAGGCGATCGTTATGGCACCGCTGCTGGCACAGCCCGATCGGGTGAAGGAACGGCAGAAAATGATCGAACAGGCGCTCAAGGACCAGGCGCCGCTCTCCTGGGAGGAGTTGAAGGCGGCCGGGAAGCTGGCGGAGTTCCTGAAGGATCACGAACAGGCGATGATGGAAAGCTACGACCAGGCGGAATCGGAGCTCCACACGAGGGTACTCGGCCCGCAGGGCCCGAAGGATTACATGGAGAGGGTGCAGCAGTTGATAATGGGGGAGAGCCGGGCGTGGGAGGAGACACTCGCGACCTGGCTGGAGTTCAGCGACCCGCAAAGCCCCGAGACCACCGGATTGCAAGCCCAGGCGACCTGACCCGTCCCGGGTCCTGGCTCGTCACCGCGAAAAACAACCTCGACATTATCGACCTCGTCAAGCAGATCGAACGGGAGAACCGCCCGGCGACCCCCGCCGAGCAGCGCTTTATCGCCCGCTACACCGGCTTCGGCGCCTCCGAGATGCGGAACAAGCTCTTCGAGGGCTACGCGCGGACGGGCGAGTTGCAGCCCGAATGGGTGGACGAGGCGTGGAAACCCCTGGTCGAGCGGATGGTGGAGCTCCTCACGCCGGAGGAGATCCGGACGATGGCCCGCTCCACCCAGTACGCCCACTACACGAGCGGCCCCGTGGTCCAGGGGATCTACCGGGCCCTGGAACGCCTCGGCTTCCCCGGCGGGAGGATCCTGGAGCCGGGGATGGGCTCCGGCCACTTTTGGGGGCTGATGCCGGAGGCGATGCGCGGCGGATCCCGCTACACCGGGGTCGAGATGGACCACCTGACCGCGTCGATCGCGAAGGTCCTCTACCCCGAGCAGAACATCCTGGAGGCCGACTACTCAAAGCAGGCCTTCCCGAACAACTTCTTCGACGCGGCCGTCGGAAACCCACCCTTCGCCAGGACCGTCATCCTGGCCGATCCGGACTACAAGCGGCTCCGGCTGTCGCTCCACAACTATTTCTTCGTGAAATCGCTCGACAAGATCCGCCCGGGCGGGATCCTTGCCTTCGTGACCTCCCACTACACGATGGACGCCGAGGAGACGCGGGCCCGGGAGCAGATGGCCGAACGGGCCGACCTGGTCGGCGCGATCCGCCTCCCGGATACCGCCTTCAAGGCGAACGCCGGAACGGAGGTCGTCACCGACATCCTCTTTTTCCGGAAGCGGGCGGCGGGTGAAGAACCGGCCGGGGAGAAATGGATCAATCGAGCCAGGATACAGATCCCCGAAGCCGCCGGGAAACCGAGCGGCGTGGAGGACATCAACGAATACTTCGCGGCCCACCCGGAAATGGTCCTCGGGACCCACTCCCTCGAAGGGAAGATGTACCGGGAGCTCTCCTATACGGTGAAATCCTCCGGCGACCTCGAAGCGCAGCTCGCCGAGGCGGCCGGGCGGCTGCCGGAGAACGTCTATTCCACGGCGCAGCTCCCCGCGGCCGAGCAGCAGGAGCTCGTCGTCGAGCGGGACTTCAACCCGGCGAACCGGAAAGAGGGCGGGCTCTACATCGCCCAGGACGGGAAGCTCATGCGGACCGATCGGGGCTCCGGCGTCCCCTTCCGCAGCCTCTATCCGGATTTCGTCGCCCGGGAGATCGAATGGCTCAAGGACTACTGCCGACTGCGCGACACCCTGAAACAGGCGCAGTACGACCAGCTCAAGGACGGCCCCTGGGAGGATTCCCTCCAGGCGCTCCGCGAGGTTTACGACCGCTTCGTCTTCGCCCACGGGAAGATCCGCGATTTCGCGCTCCGCGAAAAAAAGGAGACGGACGAGGACGGGAATGAAACCGTTGTCGCAACACGGATCTACCGCCGGGACAAGCTCCTGCGGAGGGACGTCGAAGCCCCGCTCGTCACCGCCCTGGAAGAGATCACCGAGGACGGGACGATCCTTCCCGGCCCGTTCCTCCGCGGCCGGACGATTCGTCCGCCGGCCAAGCCGGAGATCCGCGGCGCGGCCGACGCCCTGGCCGTCACCCTGGACGAGGCGGGGAAACTCGATCTCGACCGGGTCGCCGAGGCGGCGGGGCTCTCCCGCGAAGAGGCGATCGCGCAACTGGGCGATCTGATCTATGAGGTCCCCGGCGCCGGGCACGCCCTGGCGGACGAGTACCTCTCCGGCGACGTCGTCAAGAAGCTGGAGGAGGCCCAGGCCGCGGCCGCGGCCGATCCGAAGTACCGGCGCAACGTCGAGGCGCTCCTCAAGGTGCAGCCGCAGCCGCTGGCCGCGCGGGACGTCACCGTCGCCCTGGGCGGAAACTGGATCCCCCTGGAGCACTACGACGACTTCGCGGAGGAGGTCCTGGGCCTCGACGGGATCGAGGTCGGATACCGCGCCTCGGACAACAACTGGACGGTCGAGATCGGCTCCGCGACCACCCGCCGCCGGGGGCGGACGATCCGCCGGACCTCCGGGAGGCAGTCTCTCCGCGGCTCCGCCTCCGAGTGGGGGACCGGGGACCGCGGCGCGAACGAGCTCCTGGATTCGGCCCTCAACTCCCGCGTCGTCCGGATCACGCACCGGCAGAGAGACGGAAGCACGATCGTGGACACGGCCGCGAGCCAGGCCTGCAACGACATCATCAAACGGATGAAGGAGCGCTTCTCCACCTGGGTGTGGGAGGAGGCGGCCCGCGCCTCGGAGCTCCTCAACATCTACAACAGGAAGTTCAACAACCTGGCCGGGCGGCTCTTCGACGGGTCGCACATGACGCTGCCGGGGCTCTCCCTCCTCTACAAGCTCCACGACCATCAGAAGCGGGCGATCTGGCGGATCGTCCAGACCGGGAACGCCTACCTCGCCCACGCGGTCGGCTCCGGGAAGACGCTGGAGATGATCTGCGCGGGGATGGAGATGAAGCGCCTGGGGCTGATCCAAAAACCCCTCTACATCGTTCCGAACCACATGCTCCAGCAGTTTTCCTCCGACTTCCAGGCGGCCTATCCGCTCGCCCACGTCATGATCGCGGACGAGCAGAACTTCGGGAAGGAGAACCGGCGGAACTTCGTCGCCCAGGCGACCCTGAACAAACCCGACGCGATCGTCCTCACCCATTCCGCGTTCGGCCTCCTGAAGGTCACCGAGGCGACGGTCGCCCCGGTCCGCGACGATTTGATCGCGCAGCTCCGGGCGACCCTGGAGGAGCTCCGGGAATCGAACGTAAGCCGGGCGCGGATCCAGCGGATCGAGCAGCGGATCGAGCAGGTCGAACAGCGCTTCGCGGCGCTCACCTACTCCGGGAACCGCGACGACGTCGTCAACTTCGAGGAGATGGGCGTCGATTACCTCTTTGTGGACGAGGCCCACATGTTCCGGAAGTTAGACTTCGACACGAACCGCCAGGTGAAGGGGATCGACCCGGCGGGCTCCAACCGGGGGATGGACCTCTACATCAAGACCCGCTGGCTGGAGGCGCAGAAGCCCGGCCGGTCGCACAGCTTCGCCTCGGGGACCCCGATCACCAACACGATCGCCGAGCTCTACACCCTGATGCGGTTCTTCATCGAGCCGGATCTCCAGCGGGAGGACCTGGGGCACTTCGACGCCTGGGCGAACCTCTACGCCGTGAACCGGGTCACCCCGGAGATGAACGCGGCGGGCCGTTACGAGATGGTCGAACGCTTCTCGGAGTTTATCAACATCCCGGAGATGATGAGCCGCGTCCGGACCTTCATGGACATCCTCACCGCCTCGCAGCTCGCGGGGGTCGTGGACCTGCCGACGATCCGCGGCGGGAAGGCGGAGATCGTTGTCACGCAGGCCTCCGAGGGGCTCAAGGACTACCAGCGGCACCTGGAGGCGCGGATCCGGCAGAGCCGGGACTGGCGGCCGTCTCCAGGACAGAAAGGGAATCCTGATCCGCTCATCAACATCATCACCGACGGCAGGCTCGCCTCGATCGACCTGCGCTACGTCCGCCCGGGCACGCCGAACGACCCGCGGAGCAAGCTGAACAGCTTCCTCGACGGGGTCATCGAATCCTGGAAGGAGGCGCGGGAGATCGAATACACGGACTCGGCGACGGGGAAGGTGGACCCGGTGAAAGGCGGGAGCATCGTCGTCTTCTACAACCACGGCTTCGGCGCCAATGTAGCCGAGACCCGCGACTTCGACGCCCGAGGATGGGCGATGCAGCGCTTCCGCGAGGCGGGGATCCCGGCCAATGAGGTCGGCTGGATCGACGACGCGGACAACGCGGAGAAGAAGGCGGACCTCTTCAAGGCGGTCCGCCAGGGGCACAAAAGGATCCTCATCGGCTCGGCAAAGAAGATGGGGACGGGGATGAATGTTCAGCGGCGCCTGATCGCGCTGCACTACCTGGATCCGCCCTGGTATCCCGCGGACGTCGAGCAGCCGGACGGCCGGATCGTCCGCCAGGGAAACCTGAACACCAGCATGAACCGCGAGGTCGTCCTCAAACGCTACGCGACGAAGGGCTCTTACGACGCGACGATGTGGCAGATGGTCGCCCGCAAATCCCGGTTCACGGAACAGGCGATGCTCGGCGACCCCTCGATCCGGAAGCTCGCGGATCTCTCCGAGGCCTCCCAGTATGAGATGGCCGCGGCCGTCGCCTCCGGAGACGAGAGGGTGATCCGCCTGGCGAACCTGCGCGCGGACCGGGAACGCCTCCAGAACCTGCAATGGTCCCACGTCCAGGAGCAGACCCGGATCCACGGGATCCTCTCCGAACGGGAGGCCGCCGCGGCCTACAAGGCGAAGCGTCTCAAGCTCCTGGCCGAGGCCGATAAGAAGAGCCCCGGGTACATCCGGCAGATCGACGGCCAGGTCGGGGAGGCGCGTTTCGACGAGCGCGACGAGTTTGGCCGGGCCCTGATCGAGGCCTACAACCGGACCGCTCCGGCGGAGAAGCTGGTCACCCACGCCAAGGAGGTCGAGTGGACGAAGATCGCGGAGATGGACGGCTTCGACCTTCTGCGGAAGAACGCGTCGGTCTATAACGCCCTGGTCCTGCGGCTCGCCCCGGGGCTCGACATCGAGCTGGAGACGCAAAACACCCTTGATCCCGAAAAGACCTCGCCGCTCGGGCTCACGACGCGGATCGTCAACCAGATCAACGGGATCTCCACGGACATCCGCTCCCTGGAGGACGGCCTGGAAGAGGACAAGAAGGAGGTCGCCCAGGCGAGGAAGCGGATCGGGGCCCCTTTCGCCTACGAGCGGGAGCTGGCGGAGAAGATCGCCGAGATCGCGCAACTGGAGCAGGAGCTGGTCGAGGAGGGCCGGGCCGCGGAGGCGGCCGCCCGCGCCGGCCACGCGGGGCACGTCGCGCCGACGACATTGAACACGAACCCGGTCGATCAGGACCTGGCGGCGCTCCACCCGGCGGACGGGGGGCCGGAGGCGCCGGAAGGCGGAACGCCCGGCGAGCAGTACGCCCTGGGGGACGTGACCGAGACGCCGGCATTCAAGAAATGGTTCGGGGCGTCGAAGGTCGTGGACGCGGAGGGGAAGCCGCTGGTGGTCTATCACGGGACACATAACACTTTCGACGCCTTCGACATGGAGGCCTCGGGAGACATTGAGATCGGGCAATACTTTACCAACCGGGAATCGGTCGCAGAGGACTACGGCGTCAACGTGATGCCGGTCTATCTGTCCATAAGGAACCCCTACGAAACCACATCCCGGATTTGGTTTGAGACCTTCAATGAAGATGCCCGCGACATTCAAAAAAGGGGATTCGATGGGATTGTTGTTCGCGGACCGCTGCACAGCAGTTCCAAGAATGAAGTGACTTACATCCCCTTCTCTCCGTCCCAGGTCAAATCGGTGAACAACCGCGGGACGTTCGACGCGGCCGACGCCCGGATCCAGTACGCCGTCGGCGAGAAGGAATCGCTCGAAGGCGAGGAGGTCGCCGAGCTGGTCCGGGAGCTGACCCGCACGGTCGGCGGGATCTCCGCCGAGACGCGCGGCGGGGAGATCTACCTCAAGACGCAAGGCGGGCAGGTCTGCCGGATCAAGGGCGTGACCCGGCTCGCCGCGAACAGGATCCAGCTCGACATCGGGTACAGCCAGGCGGCGATGGAGAAACAGACCCCCTACGCGGTCTTCCACCCGGCCACGGAGGAGCGCTCCGCGGAGATCCACCTGGTCCGCGGGGCGGCGGGCGCCTGGACGATCAACCACGAGTTCTACCATTGGCTGGAGGACCTGGGCGTCGTCACGAACCGGGACAAGAACCTCCTCAACCGGAAGATCGAATCGCTGATCCGGAAGGACCCCAAGACCTACGGGCGGCTCCGGGGGCTCTCTCCGGCGGAGCGGCGCGCGGACTGGACCGGGCGGCAGCTCGCCGGGATGTACGACGCGACGACCGAGACGGGGAAGATCCTCGCCCGGATCCGCGGGCTGATCGACCGGATCCTCAACGCCCTGGGGATCCGCACCGCGGGCGGCGTGGTCCGGGACATCCAGAGCGGGAAGATCGTCAACCGGCCGGGGATCCCCGGGACGAGACGGGCGGCCGCGGCGAGCTACGCCATGGCGGGGAAGAACGCAATCGGACAGCAGAAGCTGGACGTCGCCGAACAGATGGAAGCGGAAGGGATCAGCCGCGACAGGATATGGGGAGAGACCGGCTGGTGGAAGCTGGGCGAGGAGTGGAAGTTCGAGATCGACGACAGCGAGGCATTCATCCGGATCCCGGCCGGGGAGTGGAACAAAAAGCTGATGGATACCCCGGCATATACCCTCCCCGGCATCCTTCAGCACCCGACGCTCTACCAGGCTTATCCGAAGCTGAAAGGGATCAAGGTACATTCCAGCGGCTATCCTTCGATGCTCGGCGGCATCGGATCCAAGGCGTTCTACGACGACAAGAACAAGGAGATCCATGTTCTCGGACCGGCGGCCGCTCGCGGGGGCTACAAACCCGTGCGAAAAACCGAGTTGAAGTCCGTCCTCTTCCATGAGGTGCAGCATGTGATCCAGGACATGGAAGATTTCGCCAGAGGCGGGGACGTGAAAGAGTTCACAATTCTGGATCCAGACGCTATATCCAGCAGGCACCACCGGCTTTTCACGGCTGCGCTGCGGTTCAAGGAAAAAGGGAACCCCGAGGAAGTCAGACAAGAACTCCTTGCTGTGGGGTATGAAGCATCGGAGATCGAAGAAGCGGAGAGCGTCAGCAAAAACACGGACGCGGAAACACTTAAAAAAATAAATAAAGAACGTGACGATATTCTCGAAAGGGCGGCAGATCCTTACAAATCATACAGATTACTCGCCGGAGAGGCCGAATCGCGCCTGGTCCAGAAGCGGCTGGAGATGATGCCGGAAGATCGGAAATGGGAACCGCCCTGGATCACCCTGGAGAACATGCTCCGCGAGGAGGGGATCCTCCGTGAAGGGCAGAACATCGAGGACGCCCTGATCCGTCTCCCGCGGAAGGAGAAGTCGGAGCAGTACGCCCTGGGGCCGGAGGGCGGAGAGGCGGCCGGGTCCGTCCGGGCGGAGAAGCTGTCTCCGGGGGAATCCCTCCGGCGGACGGCGGAAGAGCTGACGGGCGCGGCGGGGCAGGCGGCCGGACGGGCCGGCAGCCGGGCCCTGGGGCTCCTGGGCGCCCGGGTCTCCCCGGAGACGAAGGACGCCCTGGGCGTCCTGGCGCGGCATTGGAAGGAGTTCTGGCGGCCCTTCTCGACGGTGAAGGACGGGGAGAAGATCCTCGCGAAGCGCTACGAGGCGATGGGGAACGTCGCCCGGGCGGTCCGCTTCATCGAGGAGATCCACCAGAAGCTCGACGCCTACCCGCCCGAAGTCAAGAAGGATATGTTCTGGTATCTGAACGGGGACATCCCCCTGGAGATCCTCCCCGTGGACGCCCGGGAGACGGCGGAGATGATCCGCCGGCGCTTCGAGACGATCGGGGAGATGCTGGTGGACCGCGGGCTCCTCGCCCAGGGGCAGTTCGACAAGTACCGCGGCCGCTACATCCACTACCTCTACGCCCGGCACGTCCTGGGGGATAAGTTTTCGGACGCCTTTCTGACCTCGACGGGGAAGCTGAACCTCTCCTACGCGAAGAGCCGGAAGGACCTCACGCTCCAGCAGAGGAAGGAGCTGGGCCTGATCGAGGACGCCTCCGTCGCGGTCCCCGTCGGGATGGGGAAGGCGCTCACGGACCTGGCGAAGGCGGACTACCTGGAGACGATCGCCGAGAACGCCGACTGGGTATGGCAGCCCTCCCTCGTCAAGGTCCCGATCGGAAAGCCCCTCAAGGAGCCCGTCCGCGGGAGGACCAGGCGCAACGTGACGATGGGGGTCGGGAAGCTCGTCGAGGAGCTCAAGGCCTACGACCGGATGATGGAGGCCGCGCCCACGCGGGAGGTCGAGGAGATCCGCAACATCCTCCGCGCGGCCCTGGACAAGGCCGAGGCGGCCTCCCATAATATGCCCGGGGACTTCGTGCAGCTCCCGAACTCGAAGGGATACGGCGCCCTGGCCGGCGCCTACGTCAAGAAGCCGATCGCCGACGACCTGATGCCGATCCTCGACGTCGCGACGGACCGCGGGAAGCTCTTCAACGCGGCGCTGGAGATCGAGCGGCAGGGGATGGCGGTCTTCAAGATGGGGAAGGTCGCCCTGAACCTGCCGACGGCGGTGCGGAACGTCGTCTCGAACATCATCCAGAACAACATGCGCGGCCGGCCGCTCTCGAAGATCCCCGGCGACATCATCCGCGCCTGCGAGGAGCTGAAGGCCAAGGGCACGCACTATGAGGAGGCCTTCGGGATGGGCCTCTTCCACACCAACTGGTTCGTCTCGGAGATCAACGACGTCCTGGACGAGTTCAAGAAGGTGAAGGGCGGGCGGATCGACCAGATCCTGATCGCGCTGAAGAACGTCGCCAAATACTACGGGAAGATCGACGACATCAATAAGCTGGCGATCTTCATCGAGCAGAGGAAGGCCGGCAAGACCGTCGACGAGGCGGCCCTGGAGGCGATGAAATGGGGGATGGACTACTCCCTGACCTCCCGCTCGATCAAGGGGCTGCGGCAGACGATCATGCCCTTTGCGACCTACCAATACAAGATCGCGCCGCTGATCGCCGAATCGCTCCGGAAGCGGCCCTGGGTCCTGGCGAAGTACGGGCTCCTCTTCACGGCGGCGAAGGCCGCGGCGATGGCGCTCCACGACCTGGACGACGACGACTGGGACGAGCTGGAGCGGCAGCTCCCCGCCTACATCAAGAAGGCGGGGTCGATGATGATCCTCCCCTGGCAGACGGACAAGGGGCAATGGCAATGGGTGAACCTCGAATACTTCTTCCCCTGGGGGAACTACATGGCGATCTTCCGCGACATGAGGCAGGCGGACCTGGGGGAGACGATCCGCGACGCGGGGATCTCGAACCCCTTCCTCTCGATGTTCGTCACCGGGATCACCGCGCGGGAGGACCAGCCGCCGCTCCACGCCTACTTCGGGACGCCGATCTACAACGACCTGGATCCGGGATGGATGAAGGCGGCGAAGGTCGTCGAATACATGGCGAACACCTGGATGCCCTCGATGCTCACCCGCCAGGGTGCGATCGGGTACACGGGCCGCGCGATCGCCGGCGGGGAGGACCGCTGGGGCCGCGAGGTCACGGGCGCCCAGGCCCTCGGCCGCTGGTTCGGGGCGAACATCGTCTCCGTCTCCCCGGATCAGACCCGGGCCCAGGCCTCCGTCCGGATCCAGGAGAAGCGGAAGGAGCTCTCCCGGATCGAGGCGAACCCCTCCTACGACGAAAAGGAGAAGGCGGCATACCGGCAGCGGTTCAACGAGGAGCTGGCCGAGGTCGCCAAGGAGGCGCCGGCGGCGGTGCTGCCGATCACGAAGGCCAAAGGGCCGGACCCGGTCTATGAGGCGCTCCGCGGGATGGCCGCGGCGGGCTCTCTCCATACCGGGCCGCCGTCGCGGTCGGTCGAGATCGCCGGGGTGCCGCTTAAAATGACCCCCGCGCAGTACGGCCGCTACCTGGAGGCCTCCAGCGAGACGGCCCGGCGGAAGCTCCTCCCCCTGGTGGGGGCCGAGGCCTGGGCGCGGATGAGCGATCAGCGGAAGGGCGAGACGGTCGCGAAGATTGTCGCCGCGGCCCGGAAGGCCGCCCGGCAGAGGATCAAGGCGGAGGTCGCCCGGGAGAACCGGGAGAAGATCCTGGAGGCAAGGAGGGCGAGATAGATGTGGATCATCGACAGCAAGGGGAAGTTCTGGGTATTCATCGCGGCATGGGCCGCGGCCACGGTTCTCTGGCTGGCCGGTTCCTGGGCGGCGATCGAGGCGTACATGCGCCGGCGGAAGGAATGAAAAAAAAGTCGAAACTTTTTTCTTGACATTCCCGCTTTTTGGCCGGAAAATCGTATCCGACCAGGAGGGGACCATGGACCGGATCTGGCAGAAGACGAAGCAGCAGGCCAAGAGGATCGACATCTTCATCATGACCTCCGAGCTCGTCGTCCTGATCGTGGCCCTGGGTGTCCTCTATGCCGCCGCGGTCGAACAGAGCTGGGCGGTTGCGGCGATCGGCCTGTGGTTCCTGGGATTCGCAGCCTGGCACTTTTACAGTTATTGAGGGAGGAACAAAAACGGGCAGAAGCAAACCGGTAGCCAGCCAGCCATAAAGCCAGCCAGCCAAGGTTTGCCCTGCCTGCGTAAAAAAACTGAATAGTTCGGGGGCTGATCCCCCCCGGCACCGAAGACAAATAGAGGCCCGGTCGGCGCGCTTTGCGAAGACCGGGCTTTTTCTATTTGACGCAACCCGACCCACGAACCATTGGAGGTGCAAAATGGCAGATTACATCAACGCACAAACCATCGCCTTTCCCTTCGGCCATTCCGACATGAAGATGCAGGTCGCCTACAACGCGGCCGGCGACGTGGAATACATCGGCCGCGCCCGCCCGGGCGCCCTGGATTCCGCGGCGGAGTGGCAGCTTGCCAAAATCACCTACAACGCGGCCCGCCAGGTGACGCTGGTCGGCCTCGCGAGCGGGACCAACGCCTACACGAAGGTGTGGAACGACCGCGCCACCTATACCTACGCCTAAAGGAGGCCGAACATGGGACAGTCGGTAAAGATCAACCCCTTCACGGGGATGCCGGAGCTCGGGGAGCCCACCTACGGCCTGAGCGTCCGCGGACTCACCAACAGCACGATGACCCCCTCGACGACCGAGATCGTCTGCTCCGACCTGGCCGGATACGGGGACGACTACTTCAACGGCTACTTCCTCCAGATCCTCCTCGGGAACCATGAGCTCCTGACGATCGACGGGGCGCCGGCGCCGGCGGACTTCGCGGCCGGGGCGACCCTCGAAGGGGCGACATCCGGGGAGACCTGCGAGGTCGTCGCGAAGCTGACCTCGACGACCTACATCGTCAAGGAGCGCAGCGGGGCGTTCGACGACGGGGAGATCATCTCCGACGGGACGAACTCGGTCGACTGCGGGGCGGGGTATCCGACCTTCGCGGCCGCGGCGGCGCCGGAGAAGCAGATCCGGGCCGTCACCGACTACGTCTCCGCGACGGGGACCTTCACGACCGGGGCCTTCGGCCAGGTCGTCGAACCCCTCTCCGAGGTCCTCCTGGTCCACGACGCCCTGATGGCGGTCGGGACGAACGACGCGGACAATGTCTTCGACTCCACGCTGGTCGTCAAAAACCGGGACGGATCCATCCTGGAGCGGACCGAATGGATCATCGACGCCCTCGGCGGCGGCCTGGACTTCCGGACGGAGCTCTCGATCGGAGGCCCGGTCGAGGAGAACGCCTTCCAGATGTTCAACATCTCGCTCTTCGACGTGGACGCGGGCGCGATCGCCTCCGCGAAAATCGACATCACCGGGATCTCCGCGACCCTGGAGAAGAGCACGGGCGGCGCGGACTTCTCCGCCGTCGGGGTCACGCAGCCGACCTTCGCCAAGGGCGACGGCCGGGTTTACTGCTCGATCCAGTTCCTCACGGCCGAGTGGGAGGTCGGGGACCTCTACCGGCTGACCGTCTCCGGGATCGAGGCGGAAGTGGACGGGGACACGGTCTATGCGCCGATCGCGGTCTGGTCGAACGTGGTCCTGGAGGCGGCCTCGCTGGACGCCCAGGTTGCCGCGATCCAGACGGACATCGGGGACCCGTCCGCCCGGACGAACCTCCAGAGCATCGAGGCCATGCTCGGGAACCCCGACGGGGCCGGGAAATCCCTCTACCTCAACCTGGGCGACTTCGTCGGCCAGACAAACCTCCAGAGCCTCCTTGCGGCCCTGGGGGTCC